GCTGCAAGGAAGAAGAATTTTGCCAAACATCAATGATAATTGACGTAAAGCAAAAATTGCATCATGTGACGGGTTATTGAGTAGGACACCACTACCACGGTCGAACACAAGATCGAGGAAACCTCCGAGAAATCGGGGGAGACCTGCCTGCCAGGAGAAACCCTGAAACAGGTTGCGATCCGCATAACCTTGGTCAAGACATTTTTCGATGTCTTTTCCAAAGTTAGGCAGGGATATCGTTAAAAATGACATCCCCTCATGTTCGACACGACGATGGACAGTTTTTATGTCCATCGTGGCGCTAGTGCAACATCTGGTAGCCAAATCTTTGGCTACCTTTGTCCAGAGTAGCATCAGGCTATTCATGTTCCCTCCTAATAGAGGTGGACATTCCCTAGCCTTACCACTCACAACGATAAGCTAGATGCACTTAAAGCACATCTTCCGATCCTCCTTTACTATCACTAGTAGGGGAGCAATCGGACTTATCGTTACGCGACCGATCGTGCAACACCTTGGCTGCGAAAGTCAAGATAGCTGCAATGGCTGCGAACAATGAGTTCCAGTCACTCTCGGTCAGCTCTCACCACCAAGAAGTTTGGTAATGAGGGCATCCGAAGTCGCAGTGAACGCGGTTTTGAAACCCGTGTACACTTCGAGCTGCTGAGCGTTCGTATAACCGGCAACAGGCACATCGAAAACCATGTAACAAGACATGGAAACCTTTGTGTTCTGAGCCGGAATGAACGGATCAGCAGTCAACTTCGAGTGGTCAACCCGGAGCACCCGACGCGTTCTTTTGCCATAGGCAGAAGACGCCGAGAGCCGGATCAGTCCATCAGACGACAGGTAGCTAGACTCGTTCTTACCCGTTTCAACGCGGGGAAGAGGAGTCGTAACTCCTGCAATCGTAATGGACTGAGGGTCGGTGAATGACAAGGCACTACTCCTGTTCTCGGGAGAATTACTCCCGTTGTTCTGGTGTTTTGCAGTGAAATACTGCTAGCGGCTATGGGACAATCCCAAAGCAGCCAGAATGGCGTTCTGGATTGGTGATAAACCATCCCAGGATATGCCAAACCCGAAGGGGTTAGCCCGCCTTCTCTTCTTCGTCACAGTGACGAACGAGAGGGCAGGGACGTCAGAAGGTCCGCTGTAAGATTGAGCGGAATTCCGGCGCCAAGTATAGGTATCTTGGACGACAATTGTCTCCATGATATATCCATACTTCATCACCTGACCATACTGGATCTTATCCGAGAGATTATGTATTACATCTCCCGCATTAGAGACCCAGTCAACGGCCCAGCTCCACGGAGCGAGATTCCAGAGTGTCTCTGGAGTCAACTCGAGTCCAAAGACTCGTTGGGCCTCAGCTGCTGCACTATCCATGCCCTTACTGACACCAAAGCCAGAAGGGGCATAGTATGTGAATGCACCTGAGAACCAAGTTGACTTCGATACCTGGGTATCGACATACACGTCTCCGCTACCAAAGTACTGACCAATGCTGCCAGAAGTGACGGGCCCATAATATGGGGGTACGTTACTTCTGACTTTTTGCATGGTGTACCTGGTACGGTCGATGGGGAAGTTGTAGCGACGACGCACAACTCTACCAGAGTCACGCTCAAACTGTCTCATGACAGCTGTTGCGTGACGAATGGCCTTAGATGTAGATTTTACATCCGAGACGAGAGGTGCCCAGCCAAAAACAGCATTAAGGAACTCGTCCCCTGCAGAACGCAGGATGGCGAGTTTGTTTTCCCAAGCTTTCAAGCCAGGGATGGACGGTAGTCCATCCTTGACAAGTTCGCCGAGGAAAACACTGGCCTCACTCACAGGATTAGTGGGTGAGCATCTAGCTACAGCCGTTGCGCCCATTTGAGCCAATTTTGCTTCTGAGGAAGCATAGTCAGCTGCATTTGGGAACGTCGGCCATGAAAAGGTGGTTGGATCAACAGCAACCGTCTGAGCATCAAGCTCAAACAGTTCCGCGTTCTGGTAAGGCTTGACATCCCATGGACCAATGGTCCACCGGTAATGTCTACGCCCACCAGCATCACCAACGACGTAAGACTTAGTCGTGGTGAAGTCTCCACCTATGTCACCGGACCCTCTCTGACGAGAGTGCCATGGGTGACCTTCCGAAACAGTAGTCTGTTTCCCAACGTAACTCTTCGACTGATTGGACGCATCAAAAGATGCAGACTCCTGCTGATTACTCAGAGGAGGACCATTCTGAACGAAGTGCCTGAGTTTGGCTCCCTTAATTACATAAGGGGTCAAATCTCGGGTTCGTGTTACCTTGGGCATCGACCAGCTCCTTTGGACATAAACGTATTCTTTACGAATACGGGTGTATTTGCACTGCGTTGGCGTCACCCCCCTG